CACAAATCAAAGGTGCTAGTAAGGAAAACCAACCTTCTGTTGATGATTATGGACAATGGAAAGTATTATATAGATACACTAGATATGATGGTAGTGAGTCTGTAGGTAATAATAGTAGAACCTTCTGTCAAAACGTTATTAAAGCAGGTAAATGGTTCCGTAAGGAAGACATCAATAAACTTACTATTCAGGGTGCTAATGAAGGATTCGGTTTACAAGGACAACGTTTCTATGATATTTTCACTTATAAAGGTGGAAAAAATTGTCAACATTTTTGGCAAGCCTTTATTATCCCTAGAAAGGAAAAAGCAAGTGATAGAAAACGTCCATCTGCTATATTAGATAGACGTGCTGATGCTACGTCATTAAACAATGATACTTTAACAAACTTAATAGCCCAGGGTAGATTAGGATTCTCTCAGGAGAAAATGGATGAACAACAACTCGTTGCTACTCCTATTATGGTGCCTAACAAACTTATTCCTCGTAGAGATGAAAATGGCGAAAAATACTACGTTTATTTTACAGAGGAAACTATTAAAAAAATAGCATACGCATTTGCTAAAGCTAAATCAGGCGATAGCATTAATCTAGAACACGATATGGATTCGATGGTTGATGGTGTATATGTAGCTGAACAATGGTTGATAGATGAACCTAAAAACGATAAATCAAATATGTTTGGTTATGATTTGCCAAAAGGAACCTGGTTTGGACTATTTAAAATCGACAATGAGGACTTTTGGAATGATTACATCAAAAGTGGTAAAGTAAAAGGCGTATCTGTAGAAGGATATTTTGTAAATAAACTAACAAAACTAGTATAATGGGAATAATAGATAGATTTTTAGGTAAATGGGCAAGTAGAAAGTTTATAGTATTTTCTATAGCTACTCTATTAGCAATATTTGGTTCACTTACTTCAGGTGATTGGACATACATTGCTGTAGCATATATTGGTTCACAAGCCTTAGTTGATACAATGACTAAATACAAACGATAATGCCAATACCAAAACGAAACGCAGGTGAGGATAGAGATGAGTTTATCTCACGTTGTATATCACAGATTAGTGATGAATATTCTACAAAACAAGCTAGTGCTATATGTTATGCCCAGCTACACGATTCATTTAAATACGAAATAGGGGGAAATCCAACACCCCTTGATATTACGTTGGAGTAAAACTATTCTAAAAACTTAAAATCAATCAAAAATGACTAGCAACGAACTTAAAGAGTTAGTAAAACAACATTTTTCATTGACAGAAGCCCCAACAGAAGCGGTTGCTGAGGAAACATCAAATGAAACATTTGGTGAGATTATGGACGAAAATAAAGCGTTCACAATCCTATTCCCAGGAACATCTCTACAAGTAGGTGATGAAGTTAGAGTTAGAACAGCAGACGGACAAGAACTTACAGCACCTGACGGCGAACATCGTTTAGAGGATGGGGCTGTTATTAGAGTTGAGGACGGCAAAGTTGTTGAATACACTAGCGAAGCCGAAATCGAGGAACGTGAAGGTGAGGAACTTGCTGTTGATGGCGAAGTTGAACAACCAGAATCTATCGAAGGTGTAGATGTCGAAAAAATGGCAGGCGAAACCGAGGAGGAGGAAGCAATGGAAGAAGAGATGCCTGTAGGTGCTGAGGATGTAGTAAAAGCAATCGTTGAAGCGATTAGTGAGGAAATGAATGCTATGAAAGCTGAAATGGAAGCACTTAAAGCTAAAATGGCTGAATACGAAGATTCACCAGCAACCGATAAGGCTATGCCTGAAATGATGTCTACCGATAAAGCTATGAAGCCAACAGCTGATGTATTTAACTCAGCCCGTTTCAATGCTGTAATGGAAAGATTTAACAAATAACAAATAACAATAACTAATAAAACTTTAATAAAATGAGTTTAAACGTATCAGCCTTAAGCGACTTTTCGAATCAAGTAGCAGGCAAAATCGTTCCTAAAATCGTATATACGGGGAACACAGCAGAATACACTTCCGTACAGGAGGGTATTAAATATATCGAACCTCTTAACTTATTTGAGGTTGACTTATACATCCAGGAAGGCTATGGTTGTGCTACAACTCCTTCTGGTTCAGCAACTTTCACACAACGCAACATTCAAGTTTGTGGCCGTCAATCATTTGACAGCTTGTGTTTGAAGGATTTGGATACTAAATACTTAGGTATCTCTTCTTTGGACGCTGGTTCATATAACACTACTTGGAAACTTGCTGAGACTTATAGTGAGTTGATTGTAAACCAAATGAAAAAAGCAAACGATTCATTCCTTTGGAATGCTACTTCGTCTGTTGATTGTATGGACGGCTTAATCGCTTTAACAGGTGCCGGAACAGGTGTTGTTGAAGTTGCTTCAGCTACTACAGCTTCACTTGCTGTATTGGATACAATGATTGATGCTATCCCTGCTGACGTAGCAGATAGAGAAGATTTAACTTTGTTTATGTCTGTATCTAACTTCCGTAAGTTTGTTGCTTCTGTTCGTTCAGCTAACTCGTACTACTTCAACCCAGATTCTATCGCTAACCGCGGTGGTGTATTGGATATGGTTTACCCATACCAAAACGTTCGTGTTGTAGGTACAGCTGGTTTAGGTTCTTCAAATCGTATGATTTTGGCACCTGCTAAGCAAATCGTAGTTGGAACCGACTTAGTAAGCGACGTAGATAACTTCGCCCTTTGGTATGACATTAATACAGATAGCCTCCGTCATAGACTTTCTATGAAACTTGGTGTTCAAATAGCCTACCCTTCATTCGTAGTAAGCAATATCGCCTAATAATATTAACACTTAAAACCAGAAAACTATGTCAACTTGTGATATTACATCAGGATTTACACTAGGCTGTAGAGATAACAGCGGTGGTATTAAAAATCTATACATTCTTTCTGGTTCTGTAGACACCATTACGGATGCTAGTGAAGGTTTAATCAATAGTATGTCGGGTTCTGGAACTTTCTATAAGTTCGAGTTATTCCGTCAAACTAGTGATTACACAGAAACCATCACTTCAACTCCAGAAAATGGAACTATTTTCTACGAACAAAGTGTTAATGCTATCTTCTTTAAACTCCAATCTGCTACTAGAAACCAAATGAAAGTCCTAGCACAGAACCCTAACCTCAAAGTCATTGTTGAAACAAACAATGGTTCTGTTGATGGTGTAGGTAAGTTCTTCTACTTAGGACAGGAAAATGGTTTACAGCTTACAGGTGGAACAGGGGCTACCGGCACGGGATTTGCCGATTTAAATGGGTACTCATTGAACTTCGTAGGACAAGAACCAGAACCCGCTAGTGAAATCAGCGGTAGTGATTTAACGGCTGTATTGTCAGGAATCACAATCGGTTAATAACCGATACTTTATATATTTTTAGAAAGGGGGAGGGTTTCCTCCCCCAATCTAAAGCTTTTAACCAACATCAAGAACTATGCTTAGGTTAAACAAATCTAATATAACACAAACATTAGCAATCCATCTCGACACAACAGCGAGTATGGATTCCTTATTGCTTGAATATTCCCAAGACTATGACAGATATAGTGGGAGTATGGATTTCGAGATAGAACAAACCAAAGGGAAATATAGAATAGGAACTATTAGTGGTAGTGAAATGCCAGCATACAGCGGATTATACACTATCGATATCTATAGCGGTTCATTCGCACCAGCACTTTGGGGAACAACACCTAATAAATGGGAAACTATTACAAATACTTGGAGTGATTTTGGAACATTCCAGAAAGTTGGTGGTTTACTTAGAACTATTAGGGCAAATGTTAGTGGTTCTAATGATGTAGCATTTACAACTTACGAATCACCTAATGAAACAGGTGCTTATACTACTTACAATGGATAATAAAGAACAAAATAAACTACACTTCTCCAGCCTTTCATATAAGGTAGATGGTGCCAGAAAATCTGGTAAGGAATCTATTGCTAAGGAGGTTGTAATGTATGGAGAATATAACGACTTTCCAGATTACTTAGTTAATCTATTCAATAACTCATCTACACACGAGACTTGTATTAATGCGATTGTTGAAGCAATCAAAGGTGATGGTTTAACAGCTGAACCATCATTTGTATTAGATACAGCAAATAGAATGGGTGAATCGTGGAATGATACATTTTCTAAAGTAGCAAAGGATTACTACCTATTTGGTGGATTTGCTTTGGAAGTTATTTACAATAAAGCGAGAACAAAAATCAGCGAGATTTACCATATCCCATTTGCCTCGGTTCGTGCTAAGGAAGCTAACCATAGAGGACAATGTGAAGCATATTTTATTGCTAGAGATTGGGATACTAGAGGTAAATACGAGGTTGATTTAACTAGGGCGTTAGAGATGCCAGCATATAACCCACATAAAAGAGACGAACAACCTTCTCAACTATATTATTACAAACCTTACCACCCATTACAGCATTACTACCCACTTCCAAAGTATGTAGGTGCTTTAAAAGTGGTTGAGTTAGATACAGAAGTAGATAACTTCCACGTAAATAACTTGAAAAATGGAATGGCACCTTCATTGTCAATCACCACGTATACTAATGCTAGTGATGATGATAGACGTGCTATTGAGAATCAACTTAGATTACAATATCAAGGAACTTCACAAGCGGGACAAATGTTCTATATGG